TCAGGCTGGTACCGCCAGTGAGGCAAAGACCCCAGCGCCGAACTTGGCCGATATTTGCGCGACCTGCACCTCGTACCCGCCGGTGATTCCATCTGCGTTTTTGGCAGCGACACCATAGGTCCATGTCGGTGACGTCACGATCTCTTCGCGCCGCAGTTCGGCATTTTCCAACACGCGCAGGATGTATTGCTCGCTTTCCTCGCCCAGCGGCACATCGGGCGTGTCCCAGCGATCACCATCAATGCGCGTGCGCCTGATCCAGCGCAGCGCGGTCTCGCCCGTCGCGTCCACCTGCGCCCGCAGATGTACGGGGCTGAGCGGACGCAGCCCGATCCCCTCGAATGCGATCACCGCATACTGATAGGATGGATCATCCACCGGACGACCTGCGGGGCCGATGCGGTAATGGCGCGCACGACGCCGGGCGGCATCAGTCAGCTCGATCTGATCCGGTGTTCCGTCCAGCATCACGATGTAGCTGCCCGCAGGCCATGCGCCGGATACCGAAACGTCAGTACCCAACTGACCGCGCAGCCGATGGCGCAGGATGTAGGTGTTCTGTCCCACCAACTCTGCGTCGCGAAACTGCATCAGTTCCCAGCCCTCGGGCGTGCCATCACCAATGGCGCACAGGTTGGCCCCACCCAGCATCGCATCCTCGCCGACGCTCTCCATCTGGCCCGACAGCATCCGCACAATCAGGCCATCCCCCCGGTCGATCAGGCCGGGCCGCGCCGGGGCCAGCGCCTCTTCGGTGACGCCGACGCGTGCGCGGGTTTCAATCAGCCGGTTCAGCTGATAATTCGCGTCGCTGTCCGAACTGTATAGCGCCGCATTGCCCGGCCAGGGCTGCGCGGTCACCGCCAGATGCGGCGCGTGTGGTACTTCGGCCCCGGTCATCAGCGGCAGATCCAGAAACAGTGGCAGCACCGGCACCGGTGGCGTGAACGGGCGCACCGCAGGCGGCTCGACCGTGATATCCATCGGAACATAGCTTTCCGCCTCAATCCTGACGGCATCCACCGCCTGTGCATTGCCCATGTTCTCGATCCGGTCGATACGAAACAGACCCCGACCGCCCGGTTCGTTCAGGCTCAGAACATCCCCCGCCCCAAGACGCAGCAAGGACGGAGGCAGCGTCAGTCGGACAGTGTCCGTCGAAACCCGCGCCTCGGACAGCCAGCGTTCTGCCACTGCGCGGCCTTCGGCGCGCGTCATCGCCAACGGCATCTCGGATGTGGACACCGCATGAGTCGCTTCATCGGGCAGCACTGCTTCTTCTGCAATCACCTGATAATCGCCATCCGCCTCGATGAACCGCAGACGAACACGACCTGCCAGCTCTGCCGTGCTGGCGCGGGTTTCCTCCAGTGTCTCGCCGGTGCGCGGATCGCGGACCAGCACCTCTGCCGCAACATCGGCGTCGGCAATCCCGTCGCGCGGCACAAACCGCAAAACGCCATCACGTTCGACCGCATCGAACCCATAGCGCAGCATCAACGGTTGCAGCGCAGAACGCGCCTCGCTGACCTCTTCGACCGAATAGCCGTGCACATAATCGTGCAGCGCGCTGGTATCCACATGCGCTGCCCCTGACCGGCTACAGATTTCCTGTACCACAGAGGCCAGGCCGCGCGCCGAGCTGCGCCCGTTGATCCAGTGCCCGTGCGCATAGTTTTCGCCATCCTTCCACAATCCGCGATTGTTCGGGAAAAACGGGAAAGGTCGCGCATCCCACGCCCAAACGTGGGCATGATCCATGTCGATCATCGGGCCGTCATATTCCTCTGAAGCCGGGTTCGCCCCGTCGGCGGTCCAGTATCCGATCAACGCCCGCAGATATTGCATCTGGATCAGATCATCGCGCCTCCCGGTCGAATAGTGCGGCAGCGCGGATTCAGACGATTTCACATCAACGAACTTGTTCGGCTCATTGGTGCCCTTGTCCACCGCCGGACATCCGACCTCGGTAAAGCGGATCGGCTTTGATTGTGGTATCCACGGCGTCGGGACGGCACTGCGCGCGCCAGCGATCCGATCGTGATGGGCATTCTGCCACCAGTTGCGGATATCCTTGTAGCGCCAGACCCACGGCTCGCCATGATCCTCATCGGTAATCGGCGTACGGATCTGTGCCGCGCGTGCTTCGGATGAATGATAGAACCAATCATACCCCTCGCCGCCTTCGATATTGGATTGCAGATAGCCAAGGTCATAGATCGCGCCCCAGTCTGCATCGGCGTGGTTCTGCCCCTCGCGCCAGTCCGACAGCGGCATGTAGTTGTCGATACCGATGAAATCCACGTTGCTATCGGCCCATAGCGGGTCAAGGTGGAAATACCGGTCATTGCTGCCATCCTGCGGTTGGTAGCCAGAATATTCGCTCCAGTCCGCTGCATACCCGATCTTGACGTCAGGCCCCAGCACCGCGCGAACCTCAGCCGCCAATTCGATCAGCGCCGCCACGGCGGGAAAGCCGCCCGCCGCCCCGCGTATCTGCGTCAGCCCGCGCATTTCTGACCCGATGCAAAAGCTTTCGACACCGCCAACAGCGGCGCAGAGTGCCGCATTATGCAGGATAAACCGTCGGTAACTCCATTCATCCGGGCCGGTGTACTGAACCGGACTGGCCTTGACCGGCCCGCCATAAGTCAGCAGGCCAAGAGCACCATTCGTACCCGTATTGTTTTGCGCCGGCACAATCGCCTGCACGGCGAAATCGCTGGCTTTGGCTGTGCCAAAGAACGCGGCCACTTCCGCATCCGCCGCCGCGCTGCCATCCGGGCTGCCATCACGCCCCGGTGCCTCGCTCAGCGTGATCCGGCCGCGCCAGGGCAGGGGGGGCTGGCTGTCTGCGTCGCTATAGGGATCCGGCAGCGGATTACCCGCCAACTGATCCATCAGGATAAAGGGATAGAACATCACGTCCTGCCCGCTTTGTTGCAGCGCCAGAATGCTCTCGATCACGGCGGCGTCGGTCGGCGTGCCGCCATAGACCGGTGCATCATCATCGTCACGCGGCACCAGTTGCGCGGTGTGCCGTGACAGGCCCGACACCTGCCACGGCATGTTGCTGGCGTCATATTGCGCCTGCTCGATCTTGGGTCGCAGACGGCAGTGCCCGGCGCGCAGGTCGTCGCCGAACCAACTCACCACCAGCGACGTTGCACCGCATCCCGGCAGCTCACCTTGCAGCGATTCCAGTGCCGTGGCGAAATCGGCCTGCCCGGACGGTGTGTTCACATTCGCCAGCCCGGTCGCGCCGGGGCCGAAATTCATCGTAACGGGCGTTGTCGCCAACGTGTATTCGCCGCTACCGGGTAGCAATGCAACCGCGCGCACCGCATGCGTCGGGTCCAGCGCGGCGCCGTCTTGGTCCTCCTGCACCGGGCGCATCACCTCGAACGTAAACTGCGGCACCCGGTTGCCAAAAGCGCCCAGTTCCAGATCCTCGATCACCACATAGGCCGTGCCGCGATAGGCCGGCACCGTGCCCGCACCTTCGACCGCTTCGATCCTGGGATCGGGCAGTTGATCCGGGGTGCCGGTATAGACTCGCATCGACAGGCTGCTACGCGCGATCTCGTTGCCGTCGGCCCATACCCGCCCGACATGGGAAATCGCACCTTCACACAGCGCCAACGCAAGGCTGATCGAATAGCTGAATTGCCGCGTCTGGGGCCGCGATGGCCCGCCCTTGCCGCCCCCACCACCGCTCACGGTGACGTCTTCGCGAAACTCTGTGGCCCAGATCACTTGTCCTGCGACCCGCATGCGCCCGTAAACCTGCGCAACGGCGTCGCCTTCCCCCGACCCGGTCAGGCGCAGCCGGTTGGCGCGCCCGCTTTCCACCACATCCGACCCGCTACCCAACAAACGCTGATCAATCGAACGTCCGATCACCCCGCCGGCAAAGCGACCCACCGCAGCCATCGACAGGCCCAGCACCGACCCGCCAACAGAGCCACCGATCGCCGCACCCGCGGCCGAGAGTAATATGGTTGCCATCAGAAACGCTCCTCGGGAAATGTGAATCTGGCCACGATGCGCCGCCGCCAGGGCGCGCTCAGCGGGCTTTCCACGACGCTGTGACCGGAATAGGCGTGGATGAATGTGGCTTGCGGCCCGACCTGACCCGCCAGCCCCAGATGCTTGGCCACTGCCCCGTTACGCATTCGAAACAGCAGAACATCGCCGGGCGCCTCTTGCTCCAGCGGCTTGGCCCGCAAATGTCGTTGGGCCGCCGCCCACAGTGCCTCATCGCGTGCAGGCTCTGACCAGTCCATCGAATAGGCGGGCGGCACCTCCGGCTCGCTGCCCAGCACCTCGCGCCAGACACCGCGCAACAGGCCAAGACAATCCGTACCCGCACCCCGGCAGGACGCCTGATGCCGGTAAGCCGTGCCAATCCAGCCACGAGCGGCGGCGACAATGCGCGTTTGTTGAGGGTCTGTCACCGGCGACTCCCTCCATCCAGACTGCCCGCCTTGCTGGGATCAGAGATCGACCAGTCATCGCCAGGAATGTCGGGGAACCCTTGATAGTTCAGAAAATTTTGAAACTTCAGGCGACAGCTCAGGGCTCGTTTGTCACACCCGGCCTCAAGCCGCAGCAGATCACCGGTGATGATCGGCGCGCGCAGCGGATGCCACAGTTCGACCACACGGATACCATCCGTTTCGGTGTCGCGCTTGATAACGCCCGTCAGGCCCTTGGCCTCTCCGCCCAGCATCACCAAACGGCCATGCTGGAACCAGTTCCCCTCGAACCCGCCAAACGCTGCAAAGCGAAAAATGCGCCGATCCTCTATCTCTTCCACGACCCGCTCGACCGTGTACCCCAACTCCGCGATATCAAAGCGACAGCCTGCATCACCCAGAACGGCAGTGCAGGGTTTCTGATAGACCCGGCCCAATGGCCGGTTCAGCGCCTCGGTCAGACCGCGCAACTCGGCTTCGAACGCGCCGTTCGACCGGCGCAACTCGCCAATCGTTCCGCGAAATTGCAGATGGCGCTGGGCCACTTCCTGCCAGTTGACCAGCCACGCATGAATCTCCGCACCGTCATAACGCCCGGCTTCGATATCGTCCTCACGGATCGCCGCATCGCTCAGCGCCCCCAGCGCCTCGGTATTGTCCACCGACAGCCCCGTACTTTGCTGCAATGCCAGCGCGCTTAGACCCGTGTCGGCCTTGAACGTGGTCCCGTCAAAGACCAGCGGCGCGTCATGGTCGGTGAATCCCATCGTCACGCCATCGGTGCGGGTCAGCGCCCAGCAGCGGCAGGTCGTCGTGACGCCGGTTTTCAGATGCGCTTCCAGCGCGGGGTCAAGCATGTTCATACCCGGATCTCCACCACTGGCACGCTCGGCGCGTCACCTGCCTGAAAGCTGGCCACGCTGGTCTGGATGCTGTCGGTATCGAACCGCACAGGTACATCGAACTCGAACCCGGCAGTGATCCGCTCGCCATCATTGGGTGGATGGGCAAAGCTCACAATCCCGGTCGCGGTGTCCACCTCGTAGTGGATGCCCTCCTGCTGTTCGTCCCCGCCGATCCCGATGCGCACGGTGCCGCGTACGGGCTTGGTGATGGGACGCGTATAGCTGTGCGTACCGGACCGGTAGATTTTCATCAGCGCAAAACTGGATGTCACGTCATCACCCGTCGCAATGACCTGATCCTCATAGGCCACATCGCGCGAGGGCAGACAGGATCGGTAATCCGCCCAGTCCTTCCAGCGAAACCCGTACAACTGCCCGCGCCGCGCCTCGAAAAACGCAATCAGTGTTTCGATATCGTCCAGCCCACGCATGGCAACGCCGGCGTCATACCGGCGGCGCGAATGTGCCCACGGGGAATTGCGCTCTTCATAGCCATTGGCCAGCGTCACCACATCCGCGTGGCGCTGCGGCCCCCCGACAGAGCCAAAGCTGAGGCTGCTTGGAAAACGTATTTCGTGAAAACCCATGATCTGTCTCCCTTGATCCTAGCGATTGCGCCCGCCGCGCCCGATGGCCCGACCCAGCTGCGCCGCGATCTGCCCCTGACTGCGACGAAAGCTGTCGGCATCGGGCGTGGAAATGTTCATCACTACATTGACCGGGCTGCCGCCGCCGCCCCGCACGCCCAGCTTGCCATCGGCACCGCGCGCCAGCGGCATGATCGCCTCCGGCCCGGCTTCGCCCATCAACCCGGTACCGCCGCGCATCGGAAAGGTGACCGGCCCGCTGACAACACCGCCATTGGCAAAGGGCTGCACGCGCCCCTGCGAAAATGCGGCACCGTTCTCGAACGGCAGCAACCCGCCCACCAGATTGCCGATCCCCGATGAAATCAGCCCGCCCACATGGTCCGTCACCGGCTTTACCGCCGCAGTGAACGCAGTGTTGATCATCGTGTTCGCCAATGAATGCAGCGCACTCGACAGGCTGTCGCCATCGACAACCGCGCCCTTGATCGCGCCGCGCAATCCCCGGCTCAGCCCGCGGTCCAGCGTCGCCACGTCATAGCCGGTGCGTTCGAACGTGGCGCGCACGCGGGCCATTTCGGCGTTAAAGGCAGCCGCCATATCCGCCGCATCCCCCAGCGATCCATCCAGCGCCTCGATCTGCGCATCCAACTCGCCCAGTTGCTCTGTGTCATCCATCATCTACGTCTCCATTGTCGTCGGGATAGGCGCGCATCAACGCTTCCAGCCCGCTGCGCACCAACGGCGTGTGGCTCTTTGCCTCGCCCAGCATCAGCCGCAGCTCTGCTGGGGTCAGTGCCCAGAATTCGGCTGGCTTCAGGCGCAGCCCATGCAGCCCGGCCTGCATCAAGGCGGGCCAGTCAAACCCGCTCATGCGTCCTCTGGCAGCATAAAGGCCCGCGCCAGCAACTCCGCCGCCGCCCGCGCCGCCGCCATCGGTCCACCGCCTATTTCGGCGGAGATCAGATCGGCAGCCGCGCCGCGCCATCCGCCACCGCGCAGCCCGGCCACGATCAGCGCCAGCACATCGCGGGTGCTGAACGCGCCGCCCTCGAAACGTTCCACCAGATCAACCAGTGATCCGGTTTCCAGTTGCGCCTCAAGCTCGGCCAACGCGCCCAGCGTCAGCTTCAGCACTTGCCGCTCGCCATCAATCACCAGCCCGACTTCGCCTGCCCAGGGGTTTGCCATCGGCTCAGAGCGCGTCAAAGATCAGCTGTCCGGCGGACGCCAGCGCCATCTCATAGGTCGCCTCGCCGTCATGGGTGCCGGAATACTCGATCGACGTGACTTGGAACCGGCCCTCGACCGTGCCGAAATCAGGGATCACCACCTGAAACTCTGGTGTTTCGCCGTCAAAAAACACCTGCCGCATCCGCTCGTCGGATCCCTCGTCGCGGAAGATACCCGACCCGCTGATCGCCGCAGACTTGACACCCGCGCCGGACAGCAACTCACGCCAGCCGCCCGCACTCTCCAGGCTGGTGACATCCACGCTCTCGGCGTTGAAACTTACCCGCGTCGCGCGCAGCCCCGCGACCGATTGAAAATTGCCGTCACCGGTCAGATCGACCTTGATCAGTAGGTCCTTGCCGTTTTGAACTGCCATGATTTTTTCTCCGAAGGTTAAACAATGTCCATGTCATCGACACGTGCGCGAAAGGTGAGGTCGATGCGCCGCGTCTGCCCGCCACTCTCGCGTTTGGCGCGGGCGCGGTGAAAATGCAGCCCGACCAGCCGACCCCGATCCAGCACAAGGCTGGCGTCCACCAGCGCATCGCCGATGGCAGCGGCCAGCGTCTTGGCCGCGTGAAATCCGGCCTCTTCGGTCACCACGGAAATGATGAACCGGTGCCATGCCCCGCCGCCGCTGGCATCGGACCGGTCGCGCACATCCTCGGGGCCGAGGGCCACATAGGTATCCGGCAATGGCCCGGCGGGCAGCGCGTCATAGATCGCATCACCGACCAGTGCGCCAATGGCGGCGTCGTTGGTCAGGTGGCCATAGATCGCCGCCTGTAGGGCGGCTGAGGCTGCGTAACTCATACCGCCACCTCCTCTTCGGCATAGCAGGTCAGCAACCGCGCTGACGGGTCCGTCTCTGCCACAGCCTCGATGCGAAAAATGCGCGCGCCATCGCGAAAACGCTGCTCGGGTCTGGGGCGCGAAGGTGATCCATACGGTGCCGCACGGACAGTAATCCGATAGGCCGTATTCGACACCCGCGCCGCGCCGCCGGTCAGTTCTCGCCCGGTACGCGCCTTGATCTGCGCCCAGAGCGTGCCCTGCACAGTCCAGACCTCGTTATAGCCGCCCGCGCCATCGGCGGTACGTTCCGGTGCCTCCAGCACCAGTTGCCGGTTCAGTGTGACGCGCCCCATCAGACGTACCCTCCGCCCAGCAGACGCACCGTGCGATACCGCTCGATCAGGGATGTCACCCCGAACGGCATGCACCCGTTCCCTAATGCGGTTTCGTGGCGATATTCATAATAATGCGCCGCCAACAGCAGCACCGCCTGTCCCAGATCGGCGGGCAGGTCGCCCCATGCCGGCCCGTAGCCAGCGACAAATCGCAGAACAGCCGCGCCGCCCATCGGTATCGTTGGTAACACGGTGCCCGTCGGTACTATCCTTGGACGATGCGAGTCGCGTTCGAGCCGATAGGTGTCTGGATCGGCGGACACTTCGACATCGGCCACATCTCGCATAACCAGACTCAGGATCTGGCTCACCGGGGCCACTGGCAACGCCTGCCCATAGCCATCGCGCCAACGCGGCACCTCCCAGCCAAAGATACGCGCGATCAACACTTTGCCGGTCCGCGCCTCGATCGAGGCTAGCGCCGCCCGCAGAAAGCTCTCCAATACGGCATCCTGCACGTCGTCGTCTGAAAACCCGGTTCCCAACCGCAGATGCGCCTTGAACGCATCCATTGGCAACGCGACGAGCGGAACAGCGGTTTCTTCGATCAATATCATGGATTTACTCCAATAGTACCGGATCCCTCCGGTGGTGGTTCACGGCGCGCGCCGCCAGCGTTGCTCGGACGGAGGGGAGCAGCGGGACAACGCAACTTGGAACGGCGGCGCACGCCTCGGGGCAGGGGCCAATGACCCCCACCCTTCCGCACGCCCGCGTCAGGAGGCGGCGAATTTCAACAGTTTGATCGCGGCAAAGTCGCTCACGTCACCGCCAACGCGCTTGGTCGCGTAGAACAGCACATGCGGTTTGGCGCTAAACGGGTCGCGCAGCACACGCAGATCGGGACGTTCGGCCACGGTATAGCCCGCACCGAAATCGCCAAAGGCAACGGCCATCGCATCGCTGGCGATATCCGGCATATCCTCGCAGATCATCACCGGATAACCCATCAGCCGCGCAGGCTCGCCCGCTGCCAGACCGTCGGACCACAGGAAACGGCCATCGTCATCCTTCATCTTGCGGATCGCCCCGGCGGTTTTCGAATTCATCACGAAGCTTGCATTGGCGCGGTACTGCGCCCCCAGCGCATAAACCAGATCGACGATCTCATCCGGACCGGCAAAGTCACCGTCCACCCCGGTGGGGATGTAGCCCAGATTGCCCCACGTCCACACATCGTTATCCACGCCCGGATGGGTCAGGAACCCCTTGGGCTTGTCTACACCATCGCCGCTGATGAACGCCGCGGCTTCTGCGCGGGCGAACTTGTCGGCGATGCGCCCGGCCAGCCACGTCTCGATATCGAACGCCGAGTCGTCCAGCAGACGCTGGCTGGCTTTCGGCAGCGCGCTCAACTCGTGCAGCGGGATGGTGATCCGGTCGATGCTGGGTGTGCCGGTCTCGGCGGTGGCCGCTGCTTCGGTGGCCCAACCGTGACCGACATCGGTGTGGTCGATCAGCACATCATAGCTGGTCGCCTCGACCGCGACGACATTGGCAATCGCGCGGATAGATGCCGTCGAACTCAGCGTCGATTTGATCGTTTGTGCGGTCTGCGGGTCCACCAGATAGCCACCATCGGCGGCCACCGAGGTGCCCAGCGCTTTGCCTTCCAGCTCCAGCCCGCGCAACCCGTCATCATCGCCAGAGCGCAGGTAGGCATTAAAGGCCTTCTGGTGCGGCGCGTCGACACCCGCACTGGTGGCCAGGGCCGGGCGTGCCGGGGCAAAGGATTTGCGTTCAAACATGGTCAGTTTCTCTTCTTGTTGTTGCAGTCGGTCTTGGATGTCGGACTGAAAGCCCTTGAAGTCGTTCACAAAGCCCGCCACGGCAGACTTCACTTCGGCCACAGGAGACATATCCGCAGACAGATCTCCCCCGGTCCGAGGGGATTCCTCGGTTTTGTTCATCACTTTGGTCCTTGTTGGTTGAAGGTTGCCCGGCGCTACGTCATGCGCGCCAATTCCCGGCGTGCGCCGTCAAAGGCCGCCGCCAATTCACGCAGGTCAGCACCGTTCAGACTCTCGCCCTTGGCCCCGATCCGCGCACTGGGCAGCATCGGGAATGTCACCAGCGACACCTCCCACAGCTCCAGTTCGCTCAAGAGCCGCTGGCCCTTGTCATTCTTCGCCGCCCGCACCGTGCGATAGCCGATGCTCAGTCCGTCGATGGCCCCCGCCCCGATCAGCGCAGCAGCCTCGCGGCCACGCCCGACACTGTCCAGCAGACGGCCCTTGACGTATAGGCCGCGACTGTCCTCGCGTACCTCGTCCCAGATACCGATGGGTTGCGCAGGATCGTGTTGCCACAGCATCTTGACCTGCCGGGCCTCACGCTTGAGCCGCGCCAGTGATTTGGCATAGGCACCGCGTACCACCACGTCGCCACCCTGATCGCACTTGCCGAAATAGCTGGCATACCCCTCGATCCGGGTGCCGTCCGTCACCGTCAGATCATCGCCCAATCGGGCAAATTTCTGCTCCAGCCCTGCATGCATATCCATAACCTTCATCCTTTTCGTAGGCCGGGCTTCAGCCCGGCATCCCGGCAGTCTGCTATTGCACCGCCGCCAGTAATGGCTGGAACGCCTGCGCCAAAATCGCGCCGACCACACCATAAACAGCCAGCCACAATCGTCGCTCCAGCCGCTGCATCGCCGCTTCCAACCGGCTCATCCGTTCTTCGGTCGCGGCAAATTGCAGGGACGTGACCCGCTCGTTTGCCTGCAATCGCAGGGCAGGCGCGCAGTCAAACGCTTCGAACCCATAGCGACCCGGCGGCGCGTCATTCTGCATCCGCATCCGCCTCATCCGTGCGTGCGGGCAATCCCAACAGGTGGCGCTTCTCCACTTCGGTCAGAAAATCGGCGCCGCTGATCCGCGCCCATTGCGCATCCCGTTCCGGCGCCAATGCCGCGACCTGATCCAGATCGGGCTTCAGCTCCAGTTGTTCGGTTCCGAACCCGCTCAGCCAGTCACCGATGCTGGCCGCGACACGGGTCGCCAACGGCAACACCGTCAGGCGGAAAAACGCGCGGTTGGCCTCTTGGTAATTGGCATAGGTCGCATCCCCCGGCACGCCCAGCAACATCGGCGGCACGCCAAAGGCCAACGCGATCTCGCGCGCCGCACTTTCCTTGGTTTTCTGAAACTCCATATCCGAAGGGGAAAAGCCCATCGGCTTCCAGTCCAGCCCACCCTCCAGCAGCATTGGCCGTCCGGCATTGCGCGCGCCTTGATGGTGGCTTTCCATTTCGTCAACCAACCGGTTGTACTGGTCATTGCTTAGCGTGCCCTGACCCTCGGCACCGCGATAGACGATCGCACCGCTCGGACGCGCGGCATTGTCCAATAGCGCCTTGGACCAGCGCGATGCACTGTTATGCACATCGACCGCCTGCGCGGCAGATTGCATCGGCGACAGCCCGTAATGATCGTCCTGCGGGTGAAAGCTTTTGACGTGGCACACTGTCGGATAACCCTGGCTCACATCGAAACGGTGCTTGCGGCCCCCGACCGCGTACTCGTATCCCACTGGCCAGCCATCGGCACCGGGGATCACGTTCATCCGATCCGATCGCAACACGTGCAATTCCATCGGCGCGCCATTATCGGCACCAACAGCTTCGATATAGCCGTTCCCGGTCAGCAGCAATTGTCCAAACAGCGCCTCGAACAGCTCGGCCCGGCCCTGCGCCGGATTCGGGCGTTTGATCAGGTCCAGTACCGGATGCATCGCATATCGCTGGCTGTCGTCCTGCAACACCAGCGGCAGCGATGCCGCGGCTTCCGCGATCATCTTCACACAGCGAAAGCCGATCGGGTTTCCGGCGAACCCGGTGCGCGTCAACGTCGCCGTATCGCGCGGGCTCCACGCCACCCGTCCCGCGCCATGCCAAGTCATGACCCGGCCGGTCGCACTGGCCTTGGTCTCGGACGGGGCGGCGGGCTTTGCCGCGCTTTGCCGAAAGAAGTCCATGATCAT